TGCAACACAAGGTAATAGAAGTTCTATTTCTTCTGAGGTTGTAACAACTGATCAAATGGGTGGATCGATTAAAAAGGCACAAGTTGGTCACGTTATTATTACGGTTGCGAAAACACTTCAACAGAAAGAGATGAAATTAGCAACAATTGCAATTACAAAATCAAGGGTTGGTGATGACGGTGTAATATTTGAAAATTGTAAATTTGATAATGCAATGTTAGACATTGACACCGAGAGTTCTATGACTTTCTTAGGTTTAGAAGAAAAACAAGAAGAAAGACAAAGACTAAGAGTAATAGAATTATTAGAAAAAAGACAAGAAAGACAAAATAATTAAATAAAATGGAAAAAATATTAATTGAAAACCCCTCAAGATTCGTCATATTCCCAATTGAACATAATGACATATGGGAATTTTATAAACAACATCAAGCAGCATTTTGGACGGCAGAAGAAGTAGATTTAACAAATGATATTCGTGATTGGGAAAAACTAACGGATAATGAAAAATACTTTGTTAAAAATTTATTATCATTTTTTGCGGCATCTGATGGTATTGTTAATGAAAACTTAGCGGAAAATTTTTATCGTGAGGTACAATATCCTGAAGCAAAATTCTTTTACGGATTCCAATTAGCAATGGAAAACATTCACTCATTGATGTATTCATTATTAATTGACACATATATTAGTGATACTAAAGAAAAAGACGAATGTTTTAATGCGATTGATAGACTACCTGCGGTACAGAAGAAAGCAAAATGGGCGTTAAACTGGATTGATAATTCATCTTTCCAAGAAAGGTTAATTGCTTTTGCTGCAGTTGAAGGAATATTCTTTTCAGGATCATTCTGTTCTATTTTTTGGTTAAAGTCAAGAGGAATTATGCAAGGATTATGTAACGCTAATTCTTTAATTTTTAAAGATGAAAATCTACATTGTGATTTTGCAATCCATTTGTTAAATAACCATTGTGAAAATAAACCATCAGAAAAAAGAATTAAAGAAATTTTATTATCCGCACTTGAGATTGAAAAAGAATTTATTACTGAATCCTTACCAGTTTCATTGATTGGGATGAACTCAAATTTAATGAAACAATATTTGGAATTTGTTGTGGATGGTCTTTTGGTAAAATTTGGTTGTAATAAAGAATTTAACGTTGACCAACCATTTAAATTTATGGAACAAATTGCTGTTGAAACAAAAGGTAATTTCTTTGAGTCAAGAACAATGGAATATCAAAAAGCAAAATTAAATGAAAAAATTACGTTTGAAGAAGATTTTTAAAAATTAAAAAAATACTATGTCACTTAAAATAATAAAAAGAGATGGGGATAATGCAACATTTAACCCACAAAAAATTTACAATCGTGTTAAAAGATCTGCAAAAGGTTTGAGTGTTAATTCAGACGAGATTTTTATCAAGGTTATCACTTCAGTACCAACTGAAGGGGATATAACAACAAAAGAATTGGATAAATTAATTTATGAGATAGCTGCGTCTTATACTGGAAGTCATCATGATTACTCAAGATTAGCATCTTCAGTTGCAATTTCTTCATACCATAAAGAAACTAACCCAAGTTTTTCAGAAACAATTTCAGATTTATATTCATATGGAATTATTAATGATGTGTTAGTGGAAACAATTCAAAAATATGGAGAAAAAAAAATTGATGAAGTTATAAATCATAATAACGATTATAATTTTGATTATTTTGCTTGGCGTTCATTACAAGAAATGTACTTATTAAAGACACCAAAAGGCAAAGTAATTGAAAGACCCCAACATATGTATATGAGAGTTGCTTTATGGGTTACCGATACTTTTGAAGACGCAATTGAGTACTACAAATCATTGTCAAATCAACTTATTTCTAAAGCAACACCAATAATGATTAATTCTGGAACAAAAACACCTCAATTAGCTTCTTGTGTTTTACATTATAATAATTCGGATTCAAGACAAGGATTACTAGACACATTAAACGATATCTCAACTTACTCTTCAGATGCCGCAGGAATTGGATTATCTATGTCTAACATTAGAAGTAAGGAAAGTAGAATATCTACATCAGGAGGACACTCGGGTGGATTGTTAAAGTATTTAAAAATTGTTAACGAATCATTAAGGTTTTTTAACCAACAAGGTCGTAGACCTGGATCCGCAGCAATTTATTTGGAACCTTGGCATAAAGATATTATAGATTTATTGGAAATTAAAAAAAATACTGGTGCTGAAGAATTAAGAGCTCGTGATTTATTTACAGCACTTTGGATTCCTGACAACTTTATGAGATCAGTTAAAAATAATGAAGATTGGTATTTGTTATGTCCTAACGATATAATTAAAGCGGGGATTAAACCATTACAAGAATCATTTGGTGATGAATATGAAGAAAATTATAATAAAGCAGTTTCTTTAGGTCTAGGTAAGAAAGTTAAAGCTCAAGATATATGGTCTAAAATAATCGAATCACAAATTGAAACTGGAATTCCTTATCTATGTTCCAAAGATAATGCAAACAGAAAAACTAATCATCAAAATATTGGAGTAATTAAACAATCTAATCTTTGTAATGAGATATATCAGTATACGGATGAAGAAACTACCGCAATTTGTACTCTATCGTCTATTGTACTTAAAAACTTTATTATTGGAAATAAATTTGATTTTCAATTATTATTTAATGAAGTTAGAAAAGTTGTGAGAACTTTAAACAAAGTTATCGATATAAATAGTTACTCAACTAAAAAAGGATTGAAAGGGGGGTTAGAACAAAGATCAATTGCTATTGGAACACAAGGTTTGGCAGATGTTTTTTATTTACTTGATTTGATTTTTACTGAAGAAGAAGCAAAATTATTAAACAAACAAATCTTTGAAACGATATATTATGGTGCAATATACGAGAGTAATGATTTATGTAAAAAAAATAAATATAAACCATATAAATTCTTTAAAGGATCACCAATGTCGAAAAGAATATTTCAATTTGACATGTGGGGATTAACTGACGATAATTTATCGGGATATTGGGATTGGAACACATTAAAAGATGATGTAAAACAGTATGGTGTATGTAATTCATTATTTACCGCACAAATGCCTGTAGCGTCTTCAGCTAAGATTACAGGTTCATTTGAAATGACAGAACCCGCACATTCCGCATTATTTAATCGACGAGTTGTGGGTGGTGAAATAATGATTGTAAACAAATACTTAATTACTGATTTTGAAAAAATTGGGATATGGTCTGAAGATTTAAAAAATGAAATTATTATGAATGAAGGATCAATTAAAAATATTAATTTTAATAACTATCTAGATCCTGATGACAAAAATTATAATAAAAAAGTTAAAAGAATTGAACATTTAATACCGAAATACAAAACAATTTGGGAAATATCCCAAAAAGAATTAATTAATATGGCGGCGGATAGAGCTCCGTTTATTGATCAATCACAATCAATGAACATTTATATGTCAAGTCCCACGTTATCTAAAATTACCTCATCACATTTCCATTCTTGGGAAAAAGGTTTAAAAACCCTTTGTTATTATGTAAGAACAAAGGCAATATCAACGGGAGCAAAACATTTAGCATTGGACACAAGTAAAAAAGAAAAAATAAAATTTAACTCAGAAGTGCCAAAATTTGAACATGTAAATGAAGGTTTACCATTAAAACCGGACAGTTCAGAGTTTGAATGTTTTGGTTGTTCATCTTAAAATAAATCACTATTTAAAAAAATCACGGCAAAAGTCGTGATTTTTTATTTTATATCTATTTAATCAAAAATTCTTAACCTTATATTTATTAGATATGGCAAATGGAATAACATATGGTTTAACTTTCCCGTTTAGGGATTCGTTCGTTGGTAGATATTTAGATACATCTAATGATAGTGATGAAGAAATAAGAAGTAATCTTGTACACTTATTATTAAGTAAAAAAGGAACAAGATATTTTTTACCTGATTTTGGTTCTAGATTATACGAATATCTTTTTGAGCCTTTAGACGGACCAACATTTAGTGAAATTGAAAATGAAATAAGGGATTCTGTTAGTAAATATATGCCAGGGATCTTAATAACAAACATTAAGATAACAGATGCATCAAAAGAAGACCAAAATCAAGGAACATATGTAAATCAATATGGGGAAAAAGAATTTACGGTACCAAATATATCACAGTTAGAACATACCGCAAAAGTTAGAATTGATTACAAAAATACTAATAACGCATTTAATTCAAGTGATTTTTTAATTATTAATATTTAATAGTATATGGCAAATAAAAAAATATCTTACACAACTAGAGACTTCGCAGGAATAAGAACTGAATTAATAAACTTTACAAGATCTTATTATCCTGACTTAGTACAAAATTTTAATGACGCTGGAGTATTTTCGGTATTATTAGATTTAAACGCTGCGGTAACTGATAACTTACAATTTCAGATTGATAGAAGTATACAAGAAACTGTATTACAATATGCACAACAAAAGTCATCTATCTATAATATTGCCAAAACTTATGGGTTAAAAATCCCTGGATCAAGACCTTCTGTTGCATTAGTAGACTTTTCAATAACAGTTCCAGCTTTTGGAGATAGAGAAGATTTAAGATATTGTGGAGTTTTAAGAAGAGGGTCTCAGGTTAATGGAGCTGGACAACCATTTGAAACAGTATATGACATTGATTTTTCATCACCAACAAATGCCGAAGGATCACCAAACAGATTAAAAATTCCAAATTTTGACGCAAATAATAATATTACTAATTATACGATAACAAAAAGAGAGGTTATTGTTAATGGTATAACAAAAGTTTTTAAAAGAGTTATTACACCAAATGATGTAAAACCATTTTTTGAATTATTTTTACCTGAAAAAAATGTTTTAGGTATAACCAGTGTCTTACTTAAAGACGGGACACAATATACTTCTCCACCGGAAACACAAGAATTTATATCGTTATTAAATAGATGGTATGAAGTAAAAGCCTTAGCGGAAGACAGAGTTTTTATTGAAGACCCTACAAAACCATCAGATCAACCTGGAATTAAAGTTGGTAAATATATTGTTACAAATACTAAATTTATTAGTGAGTATACACCAGAAGGTTATACTAAAATGACTTTTGGTGGTGGAAATGTTTCAGCTGATGAGCAATTGAGAGAATTTGCAAGAGACGGTGTTGGATTTGATCTTAACAAATATGTTAATAATTTAGCTTTAGGTAGTACATTGAAACCAAATTCAACATTATTTATACAATATCGTGTTGGGGGAGGACAATCAACCAATTTAGGTGTTAACATTATTACACAGATTGGAACAGTTTCGTTTTTTGTTAATGGACCCTCAGAATCAATTAACTCAACAGTAGTTAATTCACTTAGAGTTAATAATGTTACCGCAGCAATTGGGGGAGCTAACCCACCAACAACTGAGGAAGTAAGACAATATGTGTCTTATAATTTTTCTGCACAAAACAGAGCGGTTACAATAAATGATTATGAGTCGGTACTAAGAACTATGCCGTCTCAATTTGGTGCACCGGGTAAAGTATCTATTGTTGAAGAAAATAATAAAATAAAAATTAAAATGTTATCCTACGATACCAATGGTAATTTAACAGAAGTTATTTCTAATACACTTAAAAGTAATGTTGCGAACTATCTATCAAATTATAGAATGATAAACGATTACATATCCGTTGAGACAGCTAATGTAATAGATTTAGGTGTTGATGTAGATGTTGTTTTAGACTCAAGTCAAAATCAAGGGTCAGTTGTTGCTAAAATTATTAATATTGTTACACAATATTTTAGTCCAACTGTTAGAGGATTAGGACAAAATGTTTATGTTTCTGAAATTAGAAGATTAATACAGAGTGAAAATGGTATTATTTCTGTTTCGGGAATATTCATTTATAATAAAGTTGGGGGACAATATTCATCTTCCCAAACTTCACAAGCATATGAAGATCCATCAACAAAAATGATTAAATTAATTGCCGATACAATATTTGCAGAACCAACTCAAATATATCAAATTAGGTATCCAAACAAAGACATTACCGTTAATGTTCTTAATTTAAAAACAATTAATTTCTCTTGATAATTTATTTTTTGAATAAAAGAATTATTTTTTGAAAATAGGAAATAAACTATTTATCAAAAAAGAGTAATTAATGCCAAAATCATATAGAATACGAACTACTCCTGGTAGTGAAAAAACTATCAACATTCAATTAGAACAGGACTTTGAATTTTTAGAGATATTATCTTTAAAAATCAATCAAGGCGAAATCTATAATAGAATGTGCTCCGATTATGGGGTAGTTGTTGGTAGAGTTATTGTTAATAATGGATTTGGAGTTCCAAATGCTAGAGTATCTGTTTTTATTCCTATTAGTGATTTAGATTTAGAAAATCCAATAATTTCTGAATTATATCCTTATAAAACAATCTCCGACATAAATGAAGATGGGTATAGGTATAATTTATTACCAAAAGAACCATCATATAATGGACACTCATCAACAGGTAATTTCCCAACAAAAAATGAAATCCTTACAGATCAATCATATGTTGAGGTATACGATAAATACTATAAATTTTCGGTAAGAACAAATGAAAGTGGTGATTACATGATATTTGGAGTACCAACAGGTACTCAAACAATATTAATGGACGTTGATTTATCTGATATTGGTTGTTTTTCGTTATCGCCACAAGATTTAATAGACATTGGTGTTGCGGTAGAGTCACAAGTTAATGGTTCTAGATTTAAAACATCAACAAATTTAAATGAATTACCGCAAATTGTTAGTTTAAATAAAATTATTGAGGTATCACCATTATGGGGTGAACCTGAAATTTGTTTATTAGGAATAACTAGATCTGACTTTGATTTGACGGCAAATCTAAATATTAACATACAACCAACAGCAGTATTTATGGGGTCATTAATTTCGACTACAAACGATGATGCGGTTAGAGTTAGTTGTACGCCAAAAAATAATACAGGAAATTTATGTGAATTAGTTTCAGGTCCTGGAGAAATAGTATCAATTAGACAAACTATTGGTGTTGACCAACTTGGTCGACCAATTCTTGAGCCTTATGCGTTAGTTGAAGGTGGTAAGGTTATTGATTCAGACGGCACATTTTTAGTAAATGTCCCAATGAATTTAAATTATATTATAACCAATGAATTTGGTGAACAAGTTTTATCTAATGATCCTAATAAAGGTCTACCAACAAAAGGAAAATATAGATTTAAATTTAAATGGCAAAATGAACAAGGTTTACAAAACCCATTTCAAAGAGGACATTTTCTTGTTCCAAATATTAAGGAACACGGATGGTTAACACCATCAATTGACCCATTGATAAATTACCCAACTACATTACATACAATTATAATACCAAATGGTACGGTTACTTTTACATATCCTCTAAATAACACATCAACAGGTGGTTTAGCTTTAGATAATAAAATTAACGTTGAAAGTTTTACAATTTTATTAAATGGTGTCCTATATTTTGGTGATTTAGAAAGTATTCCAATTACCGCTATTCCTACAATTTTAACAATAAATGTTGTTCCTATAAATACCGGTACCCTAACCCAATTTAATTATACGTTTTATCAACAACCAACTTTTGATGCTTTAAGATCTTATGCTTTTAGTGTGGACTGGAATGATTATGGTGATAATACTACTACCACAGGTCAACAAATGATACAAGAAGCAATCGACTGTGAAGATAAGTTTTATGAATTTAATTATAATAAAGTTTATACCACCTCAATGTTTTTGGATAGGTATAAAAGAGGTGCTGGAAGAGCAAGACATTTAGGAATTAAAGAAATTGACGACAGAAGTTGTAAGTCTACAACTAACACATTTCCAGTTAATGATATAATTAAAAATTTTGACCCTTTATTTTTTGCGTTTAATATAATACTTAATATATTAGCAATACCACTTATAATCATATTATGGTTGATGCATTTTATTGCATTTATTTGGCCTGTTTTAAAATATTTATTAATTGTTTTAGGTCTTTATTTTGCTTATGAAGCGATATCAGATGGGATTCAACTTACAAATTGGATTATTTCATCCACTTCCACTGTTGCTGTTCCTGGTGGTCCTGTATTTAGTGCGGGCGACATATTACAAATTGCTTTGTATTATGCAAAACTTCTTTTTAAACTAGCCTTATCTTTATCTTTTATTGCGTTTACCATAATTTATTTAATAAAAATAACGGATTTTCCAAGACTTGGATTACCAATGATGTCTTATCCAGAATGTACAAGTTGTGATTGTGATTGTGGAAACGCAGAAATTGATGATGATATTGATGCCAACTCTGTTAATGCCGATATTGCGGCACAACAAAGTGGTTTAGATGATAGTGGACTAACATTTGCACAGTCAACATCATTTATTGCTCCTGTAAATTTATCGGGGTCATATAACGTAATGCACCCAAATTTTGAAAACTTTCCGAATGAAGATGCGGATGCAAATTCTAAGGGATATTTTTATTGTGCACCATTTATTGATCTTGGAGGTCGCCAATATAAATCATTAATAAATCGAGTTGTTGATCAACAGATAGATGGTGATATTGTTATAAGTGCGGTAATTGATTTTAGAAGATTATTTTCAGGTACTGATATAATAACAACAGGAACTACGGATTTTAATAAATACCACGCACCACAACCATTCTTATTTGCTGCTGAAAAAACTATTGGAAATGATGACAGATGGTTTGGGTTTCCAACAAAAGAAACCTACCCACAAAAATTAAATGAGTTTAACACTAGAGATAAATATTTTGATACTGCGTTTGGTGCAAATAGAATAACAACAACAGTAAATCCTCAGTTAGATGCGGCACCTTATAATTTAGGTACTCAACAATCATTTACAGATCAAATTATTGTTGTTTTAGCAAATGCCGGAACAGCACAAACTTTAGGGATAGGAGAACTTGTGACATTTCAGAGTCCTCTATTTAACAATGGACAACTAATCCCAAGAAACATAAATTTAACTGGTGCAACAACAAATATATTTGGTAATAACTCGGTAACAGGAACAACAATATTATCTGCAGCACCAAATTCTGCTTCTAATATTGTTCCAATATCAACAAGTATTCAATATGCCAATCCAATTTCTCCCACATCAGGATCATTATCTGCAATCATTAATATACTTCAAACTGGTGACACAATAACTGATATAAATAAAGGAGATTATTTAAAATATCCAACAGATGTAGAGTATTTTCAAGTAATAACAGGAATTTCTATTACTCAATTTACTTTTTTAAATAGTACTACAAATATAAATTTATTTCCAAAAAAATATTTAAGACACGAAATTGAATATGTTATCACCGATCCTTGCCTATTAAATTATACCGGTCCTTTTGGAATTTTACTTAATAGTTTTAATAACTCCTTTCCTATTACCCCACCAAATACTGTTAACGGACAAACCTATAATAATGAGAATGGAATACCCTCTATACGGGCAAATAATTTTGATTGTCTTGCTTCATTATCTAATTCGGAAAATTATGAGGTATTAATGTTTGTTAGAGGTGTTGACCCACATACCGAAAAACAAACAATAGAATATGATATATCAAAAATATTAGGATATACAACACCACAATCAAATTTAAAAATTAGGGGAAAATATTATTTAAATCAACCAATAAAAGGTATTGGTCAAGCACCATTGACACATAATACACCAACAAATACGTTCACCAATTTATATTTTCCTTCATTTACTTTTACAATAAATCCTAGTAATTATACGGGTTTCACGTCTACATTACCGTATTACTATTTATCAACAGATGAGACATCATCAAACACATATGTTCCAGTAGCAGGATTCCAACAAAAACAAGCTTTAGATACCCTCTCTTATTCATTATCATCAATTAGTAATTATACTTTACCTAGATTTCAAACAGACTATATAGGTGGAGGTCCTTTTATTGCTGCGTCTTTTAATGGTTCTTATTCTACAAATGGATTTTTTTATGGGCAAGTGGCGAATAAGACAGACTATGGTTGGCCAGGGTGGTCTTCACAACCAACCTCTCCAACCAATTATTTTGGGTTATATTCTCCAGCTTATTTTAAAGACCTTTCCTTGTTAGGTGTTAATTTTAATAATTCAAATAGAATTGTTATGAGAAGTGACAGATTACCTACATCCACTTGTATTGATCCCGCACCTGGAAATAGAACTGGATATGCTTTACACCAAAACAATAATTTCTGTTATTATGAAGTTGGCGGTGTTGGTGGTCAAAACACAAGTAATTTTGCTAGTATTTATGATGTTTCTGAACTTTTAGATCAATATAGTGGTAATACAGGATTAACACAAACACTTACTTGTGATGGATTGGTTGCTTTAGATTGTTATTCGGGTAGTGGTACTAATGTGGGGATAATCCCTGCTAATCAATGTTCTATTCCTGAAAATAGAGTAACTAAAGGTTGTTATTGTTTATTAAATAAAGATAATAGTGATAATAATAAACATTATTATTTAATAAGAAATGCGTTTAGAGACGATCGTAGATTGTTTATGGAATGGAAAACAAGATTTACATTAGTATTTGCTCTGTGTAGAGGAGTTTTTGCTCAAACTTTTCAAAATAATTGGATAAATGGTACATTATACATGCCAACTTTTAACAAAAGATCAATATATCCAACAAGCAACCTTACTAATATAACAACACCTAATTATGTCTATTGTAAAGATATTGTTGTTTATAATAATAACAGTAATAATTTCTTTTATAGAAGTTCTCCTTGGAGTGACAACATTCAAGAATTTATTGGAAAAGAAATACCACAACCACCAAATTGGTTAACGTTAAATTTTAAACCAGGGTATAATGATAAAAATATAATGTTCCCAACCACAATATTAGATATGGGGCCAAGAGATTCATATATAAGTGAAATTTGTAATGACCCTAATTTTAAAGGGTATATGGCTAATCAGTTCAGATCAACAAGTTATAATGAAAATGGTGATATTATACAAATAGGATTTTTATCAAGAATACTAAACGCTAATTTTAGACAAGCACTAATACCTATTAGTAGTGGAGGAAATGATAGTGAAGGAAAGGGTCTTATTCAGTTTTTCAATAGCAGTCGTGGTGGGGATAGAATTGATGGTGATTTTGCTCAATCATTATCTATCAATTCAGAACATAAAATTAATTCATTTATCGATGAAAACTATGGTAATTTGGATATATTTATTGGTGATGATGGACAGTCTCCTTCACCAAGTAAACCTGTTTTTGGTGTATTTTATAGATCATCCACAATTGAATATTATTACAGAAGACAATTAACACCTGGTATTGAAATTTATAACATTTCACCTTTATTACAAGATGCGTATGGTTATCCAAAAACTCAAGAAGTACCCCATTATAAATGGATTTTACAACCATCTAGTGTAATTTTTGGATCGGAATCTAACAATTGGTGGACAAACCCCAATCAAAGTGGTGGTGTTGGATTTTTTAAGAAAGGATATCAAGATTTAGATTATAGTGTTGACCCTTATTTTTCAACACCTTCATTAATACCTGGAAATTCTTTACCACTATTACCCCAAGGGTTTATAACTAATTTTAATGCATCAACACAACTTCCATCACCAACAATACCTGGTCAACCCCTTGCGGTAAACGGTAATCTTTATTTGGTTGGAGCACCTAGTCACTTTTATTTTGGATTAAATAATGGAAAAACTGCGATGAATAGATTTATAAAAAAATATGTTAATTTTACTGAGATATAATGGGAGTAAATGATTCAACAAAAATAGTTTTAGGTTCGTTAAGATATAAATCTTCACCAAATTCCGTATTATCGGTAAATGTTGATTTAAATCAAAATGAAAAAGAAATTATTGAATTTGATAGAAATGTAGATTTAGGTTTACAACAAGTTTTTATTGATGAAAGAGAATCAAGTACAATTTTTAGACCTGTAACAAAATATTCTATTATTTTTAAAAATGAGTATACAGGATCAACAAATTACGATCCATTTAAAAACAATTTATATTACACTAACTCTATTGAAAATACTTTATTAACATTTCCGGGAGGAAACCAACCACCAGCAATTCCCGTACCAAATGTTCCTTGGGACGGTCTTCCACAATACTTTGAATTTGATTTTATTAGAACGGATAATAATGTTGGCGGATATACTTCACCCCCAAATAACCATATTAATTTTGTGAATAAAAGTGCTAGTACCTATAATTGGACACATTATGTTAGTTATGGATATAAAAATAACTATACTAAACAAATGTATGCTATTGATACAAAAACAACAGCAAGTTGGGTTTGGATGGTTTCAGATGGAATTCCATTTATAATTAATGTTGGTAATAATAATTTTGGTCCAAACATTGAATTTAGATGTCCTATGAAACATGGGTTAAATGTTGGTGAGTTTGTAAAATTATCTTTAACATACAATGGAACAAACATATTCCAAATTAATAGTTTAGGGGACGGTGGTTTTGGTAGTGAAGAATTTATATTTAACATTTATAATATTGGTTATGTTGGTGCAACATTTAATGGGGGGAATACAGGAACATTTAAAAGAGTAATAAATAAAAGTAATGAAATTGAAACTACTTCAGAATATTATGTTAGGGTTCATAAAATATTAACAAATTCTGAAGACGCTGTAATGGTTAAAGCTGGGTTTGAACAAAATATATATAATGCAAAAAGTAAATTTGAAAATGCGGTGTTAACACCAAACAATCTTTCAAGAACATCAATTTTAGAAGGAAGTCAGTCGTATTCATTATCCTTTAATGTTGATATAGATATTAACCCTTTAAGGGATAATCAAAATAGACCAGTAAGTGAATTATTTTTTACAACTATATGGAAAGGGTATTTTGGGTGGACAAAACCATTAAAAGAAGGTTGGGATTTTAATTTATATTTAAATAACTCACTACCAAATCCTTGGTGGGATGTTTCCAATCCTTTATCAAATACTTCAATTTTAACTAACACCTATAATAGTTTAACAACACCAATAGTGGGACCGTTTTTATATAATGAAAATCTTAAATCTGAAGATTTAATTGATGGTGACCATTGTGAATGGAATGATTATGAACAAACTGAAAGAGTAATATCTAAATACAACCATAAAATAACTTACAATCAAGCTTATTTTAGTTTGAATACTAATGCCCCACAAAATAATCAATTTGGGTATTTTTATAAACCACATGACCCAATTGTTATAAGAAAATATTCAACATATGTTGAAGAGGGTGATCCATTAAAGGTCTCTAACATTCCTGACTATTCATTTTACTCCAATTTATCAAATAGTTTTAGATGGAGAGATTTATATCCGTATGGTTTTATTGATAATGATGGGGTGGGGGTTGATTATCCATTTATAAATGGTAAACACTATCCTTTTGTAAATACAATTTTTAGAATAATACCTGAAGGAAGTAATGTTGGAGTTCAGAACATAAACGTAATAGCACCACCAACTACAGATGATTGTGAATAAATATAAAATAGTTTTACCTGAAAATAATCAGTATTTAAATATTCCATTAGAAATGAATTGGGATTTTCTTGGTAGAGACGATAGTATTGATGAATATCAAGAAAAAATGGTTAAAGAAGTTATTGGGGGAATAAATGATTTTGAGATCTCAAGATTTTCTCACAATGAATATGTTGATAATTTAAATTTAATGAAAACAAATATAAATTATGAATTTTATTTTTATGACAATGTTTTACCAATAACATCCCCGTTAATAAATAATACAAATTGGAATAATAGTTATTTAGATGAAGGGTTTACTGTGGACGAAATTTATTTTTACCAAAAACCTTTTACTAAATCATTTTTTAAATTGGATTTATATGACACTACTGATGAAAAAACTCAAAATCTTTATTTATCAATAATATTACCCGTACAACAAGGGTTTACTCAACCGGTAACACTATCTTCATTATTATCAAATGTTGATATTAAAACACCAAAGTTTAGTTTAGATTTTATTGGAGATAAGGAAGGTTTTCACATATATTGGTTAAGAAAACAAGATTATATTAATATTTCTGATTTTTATATGGGAGCTAAATTTTTTGATGCAAGATTGGGGGTTTACGTTAGAATGACAAATACTTCACAACCAAACATTGGAAATAAATTTACTTTTAATCCAAATGATTATTTTTATTATAAACTTAAGTTAGATTATACAAATAAAACTTATGAAGTTTATGCAACTTCAAATTTAACACAAAGAGTTGGGATAGACGGATTTCCAATTCAATGGTATGAATATGTAAACCCTTAATATGGAAGAACAAAAATATTATTTTAAAATATCTCCCGAAAATATTAAGAGGGATATTGTTGGTATTACCTACTTAGGTGATACTGAATACTCTTATTTTACTGATCCGTGTTGTTCAATTACTTCAGTAACCCCAACAACATTAACTGGATTTACTGGTGTGTACTCAGGTATGTCACAAATATTGTCAGGAGGAACAAATGGATATTCATTATTAACTCAACTATCGGTACCAATTCTATTAACAGAAGTGGCTACCGATATTGGTTATTACTCTATATTTGACGGAGCGATAATACAAAAAGAAGTTATTACTAACTTTTTATTTTCTGCAACAACGGGTAATCCATATACTTTTTACTTCTATAATAC